CTGTGTCGTCTGCATTTACGGCAGCGCCGCCATTTAGCCGCAGGAAAGTATAATAGGCTTTCGGCTTGCATCTGCCAGTATATACGCCCCTCTGTGCTGGCAGCCCTGCGCTCTCTAAAATCTCTTTTATGCTGCTCATTGTCCCTGCTCACGCTCCCATACTTCAAGCTCGGCATCTATTACTTTTTCATGTGCCTTTGCGTTTGCTGTTGTCATATATGGGCGTGCCTGCTGGCTGCTCGTCCCATACTCTGCCACAAATCCAATAGTTGCATTACGCACGTTGCTTTTGTCTCCCTTTCTGTCGTTTCCGTGCTTTGCTCTTCCTTGCGGATATACGTCTACATATTTTTCAGTATCATTTCCCTTTACAGCAGTTGCTTTGATTGACTTAACAAAACCACCCGTTTCATTCAGCCCCATAGCCAGCGCCTCTGCTCTCTGTGCCTCTACCAGCACGTCAGCACCCGCCTTAAGCATTTTTGGTACTGCTGTAACTGCTGCCTCTTCCATTCTTAAAAATGCCTTTTCTATCTCTTCTAGCCCCACCGTATTAAACTCTGCCATTTTATTTGCCCCCTTTCTGTTGATTTTCATTCGACATTGTTCTATAATTTTCTTAAAAACGATAGAAAGGTTGTGTTTTGTATGAAAAAGAAAACTATAGTCTTTTCCTGCCTTGCCGTCTTATTCCTTTTATCTGCTTTCAGCGGTTTTTCTGGCGGGCTTGTTTCTGGCGGCGTTGGCTGCCTTGTTATCTGTGGCATTTTCGCATTTCTAGCTTTCCGTTCTGCCAAATCGGTTACGGAAACAAATAGGGAAGTACCGCAAACGCCTAACCGTTTTACCCCCTCCCCGAACAAAAATTCGTTTTCTCAATCCCTGCATGATAATACAGTAAATACCGATACGGCAGAAACTCCCGCCGCAGCGCCAGTACCCAGCGCTCCTGCACCGCAAATTACGGAAACTATACCATTTACGCCGCCTATCTCTGCAAAAGAAAGTACAACTACCCATCCTGCCACTGTTCCAGATGTACCAGACGTATCAAAGCAATTTGAATATCTGGAAATAAAAGTAGCTGGCGTTACGTTTAAAAATGATAAAGGACTTACACGGCAAACCATTTTACGCAAAATACATTTTAATGACAAACCTTTTGATGAATATGTGGAGCTTGGTTTGCATGAATATGAATTTGATGGAAAGCCTGCTTTCGGTGTTTATGCTAACAATATGCAAATAGGCAATATCCCTGCTGATTACGTTCAGTTTATAATTGATAATGATGCACGTTATGAGGGAATATGCGGCATTAACGTATACGGTGGTGGGCGTGACGAAAACGGTTATGCTATTTCTTATGGCTGTAAAATCACTTTAAAATACCGTAAACAAAATAATGAATAATTTTAACGGCGGGAAAACCGCCGTTTTTTTATTCCCCCTCGTCCTTATGCCGCAAGTCCGTAAGCGTAAGCTCTATGGTATCGTCGTCTATGTCGTAGGTCTTAAGCACGAAAAAGCGCCGCCCGTCCATTTCTACGGTGTCCTCGCCCTCATAGTCTGCCTTATGTACCTCGCATTTCGCCTCTACCACCTTGCCCGTCTGCTGGCTCTTAAAATACTCGCTGTAGCCTACTTTCTTCTTGTTGCAGAAAACAGTACGGGCGCTCTCCTGCGGCTCATTCTCAAAGCCCCCAGCGTTTACCCGCTCGTCTGGCGGCTGCTGGCTGATTATTGTAAGCTCGTCTGCCCATGCTGCCATATCACGCCCCGCTTTCTGCGCCCTCGGTGTCCGTTTCGGACACGGGCGGCGCTGTGTTGTACTCCTGCGACAAAGCAAGCCGCATTTTCAGCGTGTCGTATGACTGCCTAAACTTCTCCGCTTTGTCGTTATAGCCAAATTCTGCCTTGCAGTAAAGGGTAACTGCCCTTATAATCAGTGCGTCGCCCTCGTCAATGGCTTTTACCCCGTCGTTTGCAAGGTCAGCTTTGCAGGCGGCTATACAGTCCTCTATTTCTGCCGTTATCTTCTCGCTGGTGCTGCTGATACGCAGCGCCGCCCGCATTTTCTCTGTTAATGTGGTGGCATCTGCCGCCATACGCTGCACCCTCTTTCTGGTTATCCCACAATCTCTGCCACGCCTGCTGCCGCCAGCTCTGCCGCACGCTCCCTGCCTACGCTGTAAGCCTCGCCTGCGTCCTTAATCTGGTTAAGCTGCTTGTCTAAGAACCTTGTAACGGCTTTTACCTTAACCAGCCCTGCTGCCTTTTCTGCCTCTTCCTGCGGCTTTTTAGCATCTTTGGCGGTTTCCTCTGCTGCGCCCTCTTCCGTCGTTTCCTGCCCCGTCTGCGGCTCTCCTGCGGTGTCCTCTGCCTCTTCCGCTGTCTGCCCGCCTGCTGCCCGTTCCTCTTCCTGCCGTGCCGCCTCTGCCTCAAAAAGCGCCTTTTCCTCTTCTGTAAGCTCTCCCTCTGGTACGTCTACCTCTACTGCTGCAATTCTGGCTATAATATCCTCTGCCTTTCCAGCAGCGCTTACGCCCATATCCTTTGCCAAAGCCTGCAAGCTCTTATAATCCATGCTTTTCAGCTGCTCTGCGTCTAAATGTCCTTTCATGCCCTTTACCTCATTTCTGGCAGCCAGCGCAGGCACGCCAGCCGCCGTATTTTTTCCTTACGCCGCCGCTATCTTCTCGATTGTTACCAGACTGTTTTTGTCAACTACCTTGCCGTCTGCCAGCATGATACCCTTTGTAATCTGGTCGTCGGTGTCGTTGTCCTCATACTTCTTAACGCCCATAGCATAGTTGGTGTTAAGCACATAGTCCTTGAAATTGAAAAGAAACGCAAATACCGTGCCAGCCGCCAGCGTCTTTGTGTATGCCGCCACATAATCGCAAAGCACTACTTCCCTGCCTAAAAGCGTGCGCTCTGGCTTTCCCGTAATGCCGTGGTTTACTCTTGCGATAGGCTGCCCCGTGCTGTCCGTAATCCCCACATACGCCATAAAGGTTTTTTTGCTCATGCACCACTTAGCGCCGTTCTCATAAGCCAGCGGTAACGCCGCCTCTGCCGCAATCAAATCATTGTAGGACGGTGCGGCGCTCTCCACTTTCTGCCCCTCTGCGGGCGTTTCCGCTAAAATGCCTTTCGGTTTCCCGCTGCCGTCGCCGTCAATGATAGCCTGCTCTAACGCCTTTGTCATAGCCTCTACAATGTTGTTGATAAGCAGGCTCTCAAAAGCGCTGATAGCCATTGTGTCAACTTCCAGAGATACGGCTACTGCGCAGCGCAGCTTATGGTATGCAAAAGTAATCATGCCGTCTTTCTTGATGTCCTTATTCTGCTTGTCGCTGCCCTTGCCCTCATTTACCCATGTTGCCGTAGGCTTTACTGTGGATACTGGGATAGATACGCCGCCCTTGTACGCCGTTCTGGTTACAAGCGCTAAAATCATGCCCGTGCTTTCCAGCTTTTCTACAATCTGGTTAAGCACCGTTGTAGGGATAACCGCCCCTACGTCTGTAGTCTTGCTTACTGCGTCGGCTCTGTACTCTGTGGGTATCTCTGTGCCACGGCATACATACTGCATGAACGCCTTGCGGTATTCCATTCTGCCGTACTTGTCGCCGTCGTCCTGCCCCTCGCCTGCTGCCCCTGCAAAGTTTCTAAGCACCGTGGGCGCTGCGCCGTTCCCGTCGCCTGCCTCGTCGCCTACGGTTTCGCCCGCCGCAATTCTGGCAAGTAAGTTATTGCGCCGTTCAGCCGCCGCAATAATCGCCGCCCGCTCTTCCTGCAAGGCTGTTACCTCGCTTTCCAGCGCCGCTATTTCCTCGTCTTTCAGTTCTGCCGCCCTTGTGGTTAATTCCCCTCTAATCTGGGCTAATCTGGTTTCGATTTCCTTTAATCTCATTGTCCGTGTTCTCCTTTTCTTTGTTTGATTTTCTTATAAGCTCGCCCTAATCTTTAGTAAGTTTATACGCCTCTGTAGCAACTCCTGCCGCTCCTGCTCATAACTCCTATCAGCAAAAGCACGGGCGCTTATTTCCGTACCGCTGTTTGCTGGTATGCTAACCGCTGATACGTCATAAACCTTTTTAATTCTTATGATAGTCCTTGTGTGCGTCTGTCTGTCGTAGCTTTCCTCTGCCACCGTAAAGCCCCATGACATTTTATTTATCATGCCTGCCTCTATGTCTTGGTAAAGCCCACGGGCTAAGTCTGTCCTGCCTAAATCGGCAGCAACTAAAAGCCCTTTATGGTCTGGCACTAAGATAAGCGTCTTGTTTGACTGGCGGGCAAATACCCTGCCTGCATGGTCGTACTGCATGATAACGTCGCTCATGTCTGCGCCGTCCAGTGCGTGTGCGTCTATCCTTTCGTAAATCTTTGTTCCGTCCTCAAACTCATAAAGCAGATACGGCGCATCAAACGTGGTAGCGTATCCCTCTACGTAAAAATCCGTCTGTATCCGCTTTGTGGCAGCCCCAGCGGTCAGAGGCGCTGCCAGCGCCCTATATTCCCGTTCTTTCTTAATCGGCATCTTTTACACCCTCTTTCTTTCCGCTGCCGTCCTGCGGCGGTTCTGGCGGCTCTGGCGGCGTTTCCTGCTGCTGTCCGTCCTTTGCTGGCTCTGCTGCCTGCTGCCCCGCCTGCGGCGCTTGCTGTATGATTATCTGCGGCTTTTCCCCGCTGTTCTTCAGCTCGCTTATCTCCGTGTATTCCTTGCGGATATAATACTTGTCGCCGCCCTCTACGTGTGGCATATTCCAAATATCCATAACGCCGTCACGGTTTAATAATGCACGGTCAAAAAGCTGCGTGCTTACTTGCAGCTTTGTTGCGTTGCTGGCATATTGCAGGCGGTTAGCGGAAAACATGATAGCATTACCGCACGCCCTCTCACGCTCCGTAAAGCTCATGTTTGACATTACAAGCGATAGCTGTATCGCAAACGGCTCTATCTTCCCCTCATAGTAGGCGTTCCACGTTTCCTCATTGAATTTGTTTTGCAGAATATCCATGTTTGTACCAAAGTGCGTGCATACATTCTCTTGTATGTTCTGCATCTGCAAGGCGTTTGGCGTGTACGGCTTGCTTTCCACCTGCTTAAGCTCGCTGAATTTGTTGTCATAGATAATCATGCCGCTGTCATTCTCTGCGCTTAAGTTTTCCTCGGTAAACCTCTGCCGCTCTTTCTTTATGTCCTCTGGTTTCAGCATATTTGCCACCTTTGCCAGAAAACGGATATTTGCAGAATTTTTGACGGCGTTTATAATGCCCTCATTCTGCGTATGTATCAGCTGCATTGTCGGCTTAAGCGTGCGGTTATCCTCTCCGAAAAGGTCGTCTGTATATTCAAAGTCCGTCATAATCCCCACACGCTCAAACTCGATAGCGCCGTGTTCCCCGTTCCCAAAAAGATACCGTAAGTACACTTGCCCCGCCGCCTCTACTACCTCGCAGCGCTGCGCCCGCAGGGGATACCAGCCAATAAGTGTGCCGTATCTGTCCTCTACTGGCACAATAAAAGCGGTGTGTTCCACCGCTACATAGGTCGCCAGCCTCTTTATGAATTTTGTCGTATCCATGAAATAGTTAGGTTTTTGCTGTAGCGTCTTTTCCAGCCGCTTTAGTGCGCTGCCCTCTATCTCTGGCTTTAGCTTGCTGCAATGCGTGGCAAAGCTGTTTACTGCCGTTCTGGTCAAGTCCATTTCATATACGCCGCCGCTGTAGCTGGTAAACGTCGGGCTGTACCCGTTCAGCATCTTAAAATAGCTGTCAATATAGCGCAGCTCTTTACCATGAAAAAGATAGTCTAAGAATTTGATACCGTCCACTCTCCTTTCTATGCGGCGTTTTTAAGCAGCTCGCCGCACTCTTCCCAGTATTTCTGCCGTACCGTCATAGCGTCTATGACGGATACAAAGCCGTCGATATGCGCCCGCTGCTCTATCTTTATCGGTCTGAATTTCCTTGTTTCCATGTTGTGCTTAAGCGCAACATTCAAGAAATGTGTCTTTAGTAAATTGTTGTCTGCAATCTT